ATCCGTTATTCGCACTTTCAGGCGGCAAGGCAGGACCTGACGGGGCGCTGTCTACTCGAATGCGCCGCGCCAAAGTTCGCTAGATAAAAGCTTTGACGACCGCTTGTGGGATCAAGGTGGTCTGCGTCGGAGAACCCAAGTTTGCACAAGTCGGGTGTTGGAAGCGACTTCGCTGGCGCAACCACGGATGCCCGTTTTGGGGAAGCTGCACTGCGGCATTCATCAAGGGCCGATTGGCGGCAAAGGGTTGGGCACGTCGATGATTGACTTTGGCGAGTCAGCGGGGTCAAGCTGCACTGCCGCAAGGCTGCTTGGAGCCCATTGCAGACAGGCGATGCATTCACCAGTTTAGAAGAACTGAACTTTTCGAGAGCGCCAAAATGAATGCCGACCAATATTCTAACTTCAAACAGCTTTTTGCACAAGAAAAGCGCGGAATTGATTACCGCATAATGGTCGAGGATAGAGGATCGGACGTCTTGATCATGGCACCTCACGGAGGAAAACTGGACCTGTCGCGGTTCTGTTCCGGTCACGTGCTCATGTTAGGCGGCCTTGCGTTCGAAGGCCACGGGGCTTTTCCAACCCAAGGCTGAATGTCGGCGTCGCGGATTGTAGAAGCCGTTGATGTATTCGAAAATGGCGACTTCGACCTCTCTTCGTGTCTGCCAGTTTCTGCGCCAGATCATTTCGGCTTTGATGGATTTGAAAAAGCTCTCGACAGCTGCGTTGTCATAGCAATTGCCCTTTCCGCTCATGGACGCTGTCAGACCATGTTTTCTCAGGATCTTTTGATAGTCGTGCGAACAGTATTGGCTGCCGCGGTCTGTGTGGTGAATGCAGCCCTTCGGGGGCCTGCGCAGGGCAATTGCCATGTTGAGGGCGCGGATCGCCAGGTCTTTCTTCATCCGGTTGCTGATGGCCCATCCGATCACCCGGCGGGAATGCAGGTCCAGGATGACGGCCAGATAGACCCAGCCTTCGCGCGTCCAGACATAGGTGATGTCACCGGCCCATTTCTGGTTGGGTTGGCTCGCAGCAAAATCCTGCTGCAAGAGATTTGGCGCGATGTTGAATGTGTGGTCGGTGTCCGTAGTTGCTTTGAATTTATGGGTTCTGATCACGCAAATCGCGTTTTGTCGCATCAGACGCCCAACTCGACGGTGCCCGACACGCAATCCCAATTCGTTCAGCTCTTCCGTCATTCGGGGGCGACCATAACTGCCCTGGCTCAATCTGTGCTGGTTGCGGATATGCGCCAAAAGCACCATATCGCGCCGCTGCCGATGGGATACAGGGCGGTGTTTCCAGGCCCGAAGACCACGATCAGTGACCCCCATGACGCGGCAGGCATGCGCCCTGGAAAGCGCGCCGCGATAATCATCCAGAAACGCGAACTTCACGGCTTTTGGGCCGCGAAGAATTGCGTGGCCTTTTTTAGCAGCTCCCTCTCCTCCTTGAGAATCCGGTTCTCACGCCGAAGCCGTTCGTTCTCGCGCAAAAGGTTCTGGTCTGGATCGGGCGGACCTGCCTCATCAGAAACCATCTTCACCCATTTGTTCAGGGTCGAAAGACCAACCCCCAAATCAGACGCAACCTGACGCTTCGTCAGGCCGCTGGTCGTCGCGATGCGAACTGCATCCCGCTTGAACTCGTCGCTGTGTATCGCTGCCATATCCGGTCTCCTTGATGGCGAGTATTGCTCTCAAAAGACCGGAACGAAACCGGGACAGGTCCAAAATTGAGCCAGGGACATCCGAGATTGCATTTGACATCGCCGGAGGAGACTTGTCACTTTACTGTTTCGAGGGTCTTCGGAAAAGGCCGCACGGCGACTTGCACGTCACATCTCACAAGTATGACGAGTCGCAGGCTATTGATGCTACAGGAAAGTGCGAAGTTGTTGTTGCAATCCACGGCCGCAGCGACCGCGATGATCCCGAAACTGTTTGGTTGGGCGGACTAGACGCTCCGACTCTGGAAAGGATGGAAGAGCAAATCAAACTTGCCGGTTTTTCCGCTGAGGTTAAGTCCGGGGATCTTGCCGGTGCTCATCCAAACAACATTTGTAACCGAGGGCGCACAGGGAGTGGCGTTCAGGTTGAAGTTCCGAAGTCATTGCGGGATGAACTCAAGTTGAATCCTGCGCGTCTTAGGGCGTTCTCTGAGGCAATCAGAAAAGCGTTTTTGCCTGAACAAGACTGACCGCTTCGCCCGCATTAGCGACAGTCGGTAGCAAAAAATGCAGCGCGATCCACGAGTGGCCGGTTCGGTGAAGTTGCAAAGCAGCATGCTACCGACGACGAACGGCAGAAGAGGGCCGTTTGCGATTAAGGCCATGCGGAGCGCAGAGATCGTCTACATCAACACCACATCAACCCGCGAATGCACGTTTAGCGCTGTGTTTGCAGACGAATGCGGGCGAATATCGGCGAATGCGGGGTCGGGAAATTGGCGAAATCAAAGGCTTAGTGGCTAAGTAGCTGGTTTTCATAACTTATTGGAATCGTTGGATTATAGGCTCATAACCTGAAGGCCGCAGGTTCAAATCCTGCCCCCGCAACCAAAAAATCGTTGAATAACAATACTCTGCAAGAGAAATCTTGTGGGGTGTTTGTATACCGCCCGGCTGGGTCAACAATAGGTCAACAAAATAGGCCGAGTTGCGACGCGGACAGCCCCCGGCGTGCCGACCTAGGCGAAGGTCAGCATGCTGTCGCTTTTCATGCGCCGGTATCCAATTCGTTCCCCGGGGAGGGCGGAACCGCGGCAATGGCTTCCAGGGTCGGGAGCCAAGTCGGCATCCTTATATGGCGCTGGTATTATATTCTAACGTCCTGTACCTTGATATTCGCAGGATCTGCCCGGCTCGTCCGTTCCTGCGGTCAGTGTTCTCCGAACACGCCCCTTGCGGGAGACCTACGGTCCATTTGAAACTGGAACTTTTAACTCGTCCCGAGGCAGCGGGACGTTTTTCTATCGACGCGCACGCGCAGATCCTCAAATGCGCGAATGCGCTTCGAGATCGAAGTCTTTTGGTTTACATCTAATTGCTCCAAGACGCCGACAAACGAGCTAGCGTTACCAACCTCAATCAGGCTCTGTCGAGCGATTCCAACATGCACATCGTCGATGACAGATCTCGTATCGGACATGGTCCTATCCATCCGGATTGTCATCCTGATGGGAATATGAAGATCGCCGATCTTCCTGCTCGTGACATGGATGGCGTGATCCTTAAAAGGCTTAACCCGATCACTGACACCCCGATTTCTAAACTTCTCGACGATTTCGCTATATAGCCAATACCGACCGGGCTCGAGCCAGAGACCATGGCGGGTGACAGATTCAATCCTGAATGAGCCCATTTCCTTTGACGCTTCAGCCTCAAGAGACGCCAGTGTATTCGCAAGATGGATAGTCGGAAGCGAGAAGTGAATAGAATCGATATTGACGTAACAAATTTCTACGTCGGGCACGCTATTAGATATCCTTTCCATTGCTTCGAGAATGCAAATACGTCCCCGGGCGACGATCCGCTGATTTAGCAGAAAATGAGCCGTACCATCAAGAAGATCTGGTGCATCAACGGTCAGGCCGTTCGGCGTTACCGCCGCGGTTATACCCTTCCGCCCCCGGAGCCAGATTTCCGAAGCGCTATCAGGCTCATCCGCGTTGGATTTTATGCCGTAGTTATTTAGGAGGTATTCGTCCGCACCATTTCGCGACCCAAAGATTCGGCGCGATCTGCTGGGCCTTTGTGAGCATGATGACATCAACGTTGCGAGGTATTTTTCGCGATCGGCAAGCGGTTTGTTGCCCTGCGCATGGTAGTGCTTGCGACGCGCGAAGGAACGTCGAACTTCTCGCGCCAGAGGGTGCTCGATGCTTTGATCTGATATCACGGCATCTATCAAATGTATGTGTTTGAAATGGCGTCTAAAGAAATCAACTTCAAACTCATGGAGATCCACCTCGACCGGTTCTGATAGCATTGTTTGAAGGTGCCGCCCCGAGAAGAAGCTACGAAAAGGGTTGTGCTTCCAAATGAAGTCGGAGAATGGGTTCCGAAGAACGCAACGGTAAAGTCCAATTGGTAAGCATTCGTCCGATCTGACGTCCCTATTGTAAGAGATATATCGCATCGCTGCAGACTTTGGGAACCGCTGCTGCATGCAAGCGGAATACATGGCGTTGAAGTCGATGGCGACTACGCTTCGGTCAAGGCGGAGTTCTTCAAGGATAAAGACGTCTTGGATTGGCAGGTGCCATGCTGTGTAAAATCGCGCATCCATATCGTTCTTCGTCCGGATCGCGTTGCAAATGGTGTTCCACTTCACATCGCAGAAGGCGGCGGCAGTAACCAAGTGGCGACCGTAAAGACGGATGATGGAGTTGAGGGATCTAAAGTTCGCCTCGGAATTACTCAGGAAAGGCATTCGTGGAAGCCAAGGGTGATCGTCTTCCAGTACCGCTGGAGGTCGTACGCCAGGATTAGCAATAGCGATGAGATCTGCTTCTATGCGGGTGAGCGTGACACGACGTCCAGCGGCAAAGTTCCTATACGCTTCAATCGGCCATGTGCCGTTAGTATCCGTAATCGAGGATGAATCCGCCGCTATTGGAATTAGATCAATAACTTCCCGCCGCTTTCGTTTGCGAAGCAGTTTCTCAGTGTTTCCCGGTGCAATGGCCGTAGGGCACTGGAAACGAAAGACACTGCTCATAGGTAGCCAGCGCTACTTTTGGCGGTCTGCCTCATCAGCCAGATCCCGCAGTGCGCCAGAGCGAGCTCGTTCACCGCGATAGAACGGTTTGTTGGTTCGAACTTAGCCTCCCGATCGGCAATGCCTCGAGCGATCGCATGCCGGATTGCGTACGGATAGAGATAAGTTAGAGGATGATGATGTCTTAGCGTCCAGTTCTGGATATGCCGACGGCCGATTGGCGAGCGATGATCGATCTGGCGCATAGTCTCGATTCGAGCGTTCTTGTACGATTGTTCGAGACACCGTAGTCCGAGTAGGTTGAGGCCACCTATCTCGCAAACTGAATAGTGCAGGCGGGCGAGCGAGAGAATGTTTCTCATCGCATTTTTCTCTAGACATAGGTATGCGAACGCATCATTCGCGCTCTTGTGTATTGCTAATTGCAATATGCCTGTTCGGTGATAGGCAGTCAGACCATCTGCTGAAGAAACGCGTTGCAGAGACGAATGGATCGAACGCCGCTGCTCGATGGATTCGAAGCCTTTTTGCCCGTCTAGAAATTGGTCAAGAAGTGCTCTGAAACCGTGCGGAAAGGTGGCAGTCAAGGCAGCATGATAGGAGATACTCTCCCATTTTGCGTATCGCGCCACAGCATAACGCCTGCCCAAGGAAAGCAGGTCTTTGACCAAGAGAAGTTCTATACGGCTCCAGTCGAACTGTTCATGAAGTGCATGTTCTGCTTCATGTTTTGCCCAAAGCCATTTGTCCGGAGATATGCCGCGATCATTAAGCGCTCTCGCGGAAATGGATTTGCCTGAAAAGAGTGGGAACTCCCCAAGTTCATCCAGCAAATCGTTTAGGGCGATCGCTTCTTCTTCTTCCATTCCTTCGTCGGGTATAGCTCGGATATCTACGTAATCATCCAAGTCACTTACCCAAACCAACGAGTCATCATGATCGTTGCTCATCTCGACCTGTTTCCCTGAATTATGCGTACGATGACGTTGCCAAAAATTTGGAATCGCCTTTCGACAAATTTTAAGAAGAAAGAGGTCGCCCTATTCCGTCCAATTGGCCTAGTTATCACATCCTGGCAGGTAGTAAGGTTGTTTCCTGAACATGTCCGGCTGCAGTTTGTGCCAATCCTCGAGTGCCTGCAAGGGCGTTTTGCTGCAGCTGCTGGTTGTAGAGCAGCACATAGCGGTGCAGCTTGGTTTCCTGTTTCATCCGAGCGGAAGTGGTGTGATTGCAGCGCCGTCGCCGTCGCCGTCGCGGCCGAGTGCGCCCGGCGATCCCGATCAGACCAGCTTGCCGTCCTTCGTTATCCAGACGCCATCGTTGAGGAAAGCGTCTCCGCCGAGATCGTCAATCGCGAACTCTTCATAGATGTCCCTCATCTCCTTGTCGGCCGCTTCGACGATCCATGGCGTGTCGACGGCCTCTAGCCCAAGTGCCTTCGCAACACGGTTGGCCGCATGGCGCATTTCAGTCGGGTCGGAGACGTCGTGCACGACAACGTAGCGTCGTCCCCACTGGTCCTTTCGGTGCTTCACAAGGCTGCCAATGCCTTGCAGGGCCACCTCAGCTGCCCCAATCAGGGCCGCCGCGTCGGGGTATACCTTTGCAAGCATGGCTTCTGGCACGGGTGCCTTCGGCTTCAAGGGTATGGCAGGGCTGCCGTCGGCGCGCCGGAAGATGACCTGCCTGAGATGCTCCCGCTCCGGCCCAGGCGCGTGGGGTTTGTCCTCTGAGGCTGTGGCTGTCATGACAGAGAAGCTCTCGCTGTCTTTCACGAAGCGCAGCAGCACAAAGCCTCCCGCCTGCATATAATACTGGCGCGCGTCGGTCGGCAGTTTTTCGGTGAAGCTGATATGGGCCATCGGATCTCCTGAAGGGACAGGCCTCTAACTTGGTCCTTTCAGAGTGACCGGACAACCCCGCCCATTCGCACACGGCGTTGGTTTTATTGGCTGGAACGAGAAACTGTAGCACGACGATCAAGATGCGAGGCCGTACTGTCGCAGCCAGAGATGTTTCTGAGGAATCAAGTTCTTGCCTCAGACCTATGTTCCTGGGGATTGTCGCGCTCACTCAACCACAGTTCGGGTGACTGCTGATGACCTCTGACGCGCGAGGCTTCCGCATGGCGCAGCGCGCCAGAGGTCATCAGTTGGGACGCAGCCTCGCCGTCTCCGAACGCCAAGGATCTGGCCAGTTCTGCTCTCCAGATTTTCACGCGGCGCTGCACGGTGCTCAGAAAATCACCAAGATAGGCAACCGGATGGCCGTTTTCGTTGGGCGGCGATAGCTCACCAAATGTCGGCTGAGGGCCGGGAACCGCTCGGACGAGCTGATTGATCACAAATTCGACACGCGTGACCGCCTTCCGCTGGAGTGACGAACCATTTGCGTTCCCAGAAGGCAGGCTGTCACTGTCGCTAGGTGCGATACCGACCGCGCTTTTCGGCGACAGACCAGATCACTGAGCCGATGGTCAGCAGCGCGCCGATCACCGGTTCGACCTCGGATGCCTGGACGTAGCCCTTGGCGACCAGTGCGGTGCCAGCGACAGTTAAAATTTGGCGGATCAACGCCAGAAGTGCAGGCTTCAGCATGGTGTTCTCCGGTTCAAGTTTCATTGGTGGTTGCGAGGAATTCGCCCGGCTTCATCGTCGGCAGGCGCAGTTGTCGGGGCGGGTAGGTTGCGGGCCAGCGCGCGCCGAGGAGGCGGGACTTGGCGACACGTGCGATGGTCACGGCGTCGGACTGGTTGCCGCCCAGCACATAGAAATGCGCATCGTCCTGGCCGATCGCGAAACCGACGTGGCCACCGGACCCGCGTTCGAAGATCAGCACGGCACCGATGATCGGCTGCACCTCGCGCCCGAACTGCAACCAATGCCGGGCCCAATAGGGGTTGGTGCCCAGCGCGCCGAGCAGCGGTTCGTCGGGCAGTGCCATGCGGATGCAGGTTTCCACGAAGTCCCCGCACCACGTGTTCTTCGAGGGATCGCCCAGCGACCGGCCGTCGCGTTTCAGCCAATCCATCAACCAGGACCGGTCGCGGGCCTCGTGACGGCCGAGGGCGGATTTGGCTTCGGTGATCCAGGGCAGCGGGCCGGGCGGTGCCACGGATGCCGCGCGACCGTTCGCGGCTAGCAGAGCTTTCATCGCCCGGGCGGTGCGCAGGCCCCAGAGGCCATCAATGGCGCCGGGGGAATGGCCGAGCTTTTCCAGCCCGCTTTGGATCAAGCGGAGGGGATCGCGGGTGTCGATATTCATGGGGTGGCTCCTTTCGCCCGTCGCCGGGCATGAAAAAACCCGCCTTGCGGGCAGGTGCGGGTGGATCGGAATGTTGGTCGGGTTCTCAGTCGGTGCGGCCGCGCTGGAAGGCCTCAAACATCAGATCGCGCATCGCGCGGATATCGGTCTCGATGCGTTCCAGCCGATCGGCATCGTCGTCGCGGTCCTCGGCCCGCTGGCGATCGGCGCGGTCACGCTCCGCCGCGAGTTCCCGGTCGAGCCGGGCCAGCATGGCGTCGTTGGTAAAGGCCTTGCGCGTGACCGCGGCCAGCAGCGCGATCGTGCCGCCGATAAGGGCTGTGATCGCGGCGGTCACGCCGTGGTCGCGGAAAGCAGCGCCAACCTCCTGCAAGATCGTGGTTTTCTCATCCATGGGGTTTGTCCTTCAATAATCGGTTTCGACGTAGACGCCGGAGCAGTCGTAGGCGACGGCCGCCGCGGTGGCGCCGGTGTTTAGGTAAAGGCGGGGCGAGAGGAACTGCGTGTTGGCGGGCAGATCGGCGGTGATTTCGGCCTCAAACACGGCGCCCGAAACCTCATTGACCAGCCGGACCCAGACCGAGGCGGCATTCGGTGCTGCAGCGACATAGAGCGTCAGCACCCCGCCGGTCGCGATGGCAAAGCTGGCGCCCAGGTCGGTAAGGGTCGGTGCGCCGGTGCCGTCATTGGCCACCAGCTGCCAGTTGGCATGGGTGCCGCGCTGAAAGCCGATGCCGATGCAATTCAGCACTGTGGCCAGGGTCAGTGTGGCGGCCAGCGCGGCCGTGGAGCCATAGAGGCCGAAAAATCCCATCCCGGTCGCCTGCAGTGTGGTCAATGAGAGCCGGGTGACGAAGGTCCAGCCGCCGAGGCCTGCCGCATTGCCGCGCCAGCAGGCCCAGCCCGCAGATCGCTGTTCTGCGACCGAATCCACCACTGCAGCCGAGGTCAGACGCCAGCGCCGCATGCTGGCCGCGAGGTTGGTGGCTGCCAGTGTGGGATGCGAGACCGTGCCGACGGAAGTGATCGGCAGACCTTCGGTGGTGATCGTGGTGGTGACCGACGGCGACCAGTTCGCAATCCGGTTCACCCCGAAATGCGGCTGCAGCGGGAAATCCCGTCCGGACGGGCGCATGACATCGACCCACGGCGCGCCTGCGCGGTTGCGGGCATAGACCGCGATCTTTCCCGTCGGCGGCGGGGAAGGGGCTGCGGCCAGTCCTGGCAGGATGGTGGGCTGCGGCAGTTCGACCTGACCATTGCTGCGGTCGATGGTGATGGCGTCAAAGAAGGCTGAGCCGTCCGGGCTGACCTTGAAGCCGAAGTTGTCGCCGCCCAGCAGCCCGATCAGCGCCCGCGCAGAAAACCCGGTCTTGAAGGCGAAGGCCGCGTCATTGGCGGGGGCCGCCTTGTTGACCGTTGCCTCGATCCCGGCACCGGCGTTGTTGAAGAGCATGGCCGGGGTGTTGATCGACATCCGGTTATAGCTGTCGGCGGTGGCGCCACCGAGGCCCAGCAGCTGCGAGGTGAGGTTTGCCTGCGGCATGCCGACCTGCGTGACCGCATTGGCAAAGGTGACCGTCGGCGTATTCACCACCGTCGTGCCGCCTGCGCCTGCCGCGACCGGGCCGATGTTCACGACCGTGGTCGATCCCGACGCGCCACCGGTGCCTAGGTTGACGGTCTTGGTCAGGCCGGTCGTCGTTGCACCGGTGCCCATGCCGTAGGTGGCAGTCGTGGTGGCCGTGCCGATCGTGGCGGCCGCCGCGGAAACCGTTACCGTGCCGGAGGCTGTCAGCGTGCCGGTGAACGTCTTGTTGCCCGTAAAGGTCTGGGTGCCTGCGAGGATCGCCAACTCGCTGGTGGTGTTGGGCAGGGTAAAGGTCCGGGTCGTGCCAGTGGTGATGCCTGCCAGTTCGAACGTCGCTTTCTTGGACGGATCGGCATCATCGGTCAGCGTGAAGGCGCTATCGGCCACGCCCGCGGCCAATAGCGCACCAATCAGCGACACCCATGCCCCCGCGCTGAACACCAGCGAATTGAGCGTGGCCTCGTTCCAGGCAAGCCAGCCATCCTTCGGGGCATAGAAGACCCACGCCCCGTCCTGCCAGGCGGCGATCTGGGTCGCGCGCCCGACCCAGAGACCGGTGGGGGCGGGCCCGATGATCCAGCGCTGGCCGTCGGCTGGCGCGCCTGGCGGGGCGGACAGGGCAGCACTTTTGATAGCGATCTGCACCAGCACATCGAGAAACCGCAGGCTCTCGTTCACCGTGACATGCTTTTGCGATTGGCTGGCCCCGAGATAGGGCAGCGCAAGATTCGTGGATTGGCTCATGCCAATGCCTCCAAGGTTTTAGGGGAAAGGATCAGACGAAGGCTTCGGCGGCCGCTCCGCGGCCCAGCGCGCCGATCTGATAGACGCGGAAACGCAATGTTGTGACCGGCCCGCCGAAATCGGTGGCCATCATCGCGGCGGTGTAGAGGAACGAGGGCATGGCGATTCCGGACACTGTCCGCACAACCGCAGCGCCGTTCAGGATTTCCAGATCATAGGCCTCGGTAGTTTCGCCAAGCGGCACATCGACCAGCACCCAACTGTCGCCGCTGCTGGCCCGGGTGCGCCGCAGCCAGGTCAGCAGCCAATCGCCCCCTGGCTGTGGCATCCCGCGCAGCTGCGCCGGGCTGAACGGGCGCAGGCCGCGCCCTGATGGCGTGAAGGCCAGTTGCAGGTTCAGCGGATCGGCGGCTGCGACCGTTGACGGACCAATCCGCCAGTTCGCGGGCAGGCCGACATCGCTTTCCACGATCGCGACCGGCACCACAGCGCTTTTTAGGACCACCACCTGTGCCCCGGCTGGGGCCGGATTGGCGATGGCATCTTCTGTCCCGAACTGGCCGCGCAAGAGGTGTGTCAGCTTCCAACGGCCGGGGCTTTGCAATGCGGCGGTGCCAAACTGGATGATCTCCCAGATGCCGGGTGCGGCCTCAATCGCAAGTGGATTGCCCCCGGCGAGCAAGGCCTCGTTGTCGAGGTTGCTGAAGGTGCCCGCAGTGATATCGACCCACAGCTCGTTGCCATCATCAAAGCGCCAGACCGGTCCGGAAAAGAAGTCGAAGGCCAGCGTGCCGAGCCTGGCGGGCTGGCCCAGTGTGCCCAGCGCCATGAAGCCGTCACTGGACGGGCTGCGCCAGATCAGCGCCGATCCATACCAAGGGGCGGCAAAGACTGCGGCATAGGGGCGGTGGGCCGGGATATCGTCGGCCAGTTGCGGCAGGTTCATCAGGATCGCCGCCGGAGGGCCGAACACCGTCGGCGCAATGAAGGCCGGAGTGCGCTCCGGGCCCGGCGGCAGATCATAGAGGGTCTGATCGGTGCGCTTGGCCTCAATGCGCCGCGCGCCGCCATCAGTGATCCGGGCAATCACATAGTCGGGCGTCCGGTCGTCATGTTCGAGGCGGATCACGTCGGTGGGGTCCAGTGCCAGACGGGACGGCGGCAGGGCAAAGGCGGCATCCTCGCGGCCCACCCATTCCTCATAAAGTGAGCGGCGTGCCGCCCGATCGGCCAAGGCGGCTGGATAGACGATCGGAAACTGCTCGGTCCGCACCCGGGCGGTGTCGACCGTAATCCGGCGTGCCTCAACCGACAGCGATCCATAATCCTCATCCGGCATCAGCAGCCGCCATTTCAACGCGCGGGGCAATTCGGTCTCCTGCGCCCGGGTGAAGCTGATGTCCTCCGCGTTCCGATCGGTGATCACCAGCGTGTCGGGGGCGATCTGGGCCACTGCGGCCCGGCCGCGTGGCACGAAACGCAACTGGCCGCCGGTTTCGACAACGTCAAAGCCGTAGAACTGCGCCAGCGGCGCAATCGACGCCCGGGCGCTTTCAATGGCGGTGATGGCGTAGCCCGGTACGGTGGCCGCCAGTTGCGTCACGTCGATCAGATCCAGCGGCACGCCGCCGGTAAGGCAGAGTTCGCGGACCAGCTCGGCCAAGCCGCAGCCGCCGATCCGGCCGGTCAGCCAATGGCCCAGCCGGTAGTTGTCGATGTCGGACCAGACGTCGGACCGCACCGGGAAGGCCGGGTAGGGCCGGGCGTCCCATGTCCAGATGGCGATTTCGGCAGTGTCGATCATCCGGCCCGCGAACAGCCCCGATGCTGGATTTTTCGCGGGGTCGTTCCAATAGGGATAGAGTGCCTCGATGTATCGCCGCTGCACGAGATCATCCTGATAGCCCCGCGAAAAGTAGGGCAGGAAGGATTCCGAGGATTTCGGGTCATAGAACACGTTCGGCTGGTTGGTGCCGCGATCGACTGCGGGTGCCCCAGCTTCGGTGAAGCGGACCGGTTTCGATTGCGGCACCCATGCGGTTGGCGATCCGCTCTGCACCCCGCCGGGCCGGTTGAAGTGCGGATTTTGCCACCAGCTACGGACATCCTTGGTCCGAAACACCCATGGCTTGCCATAGGCGCCGTCGGTGACCGGCGTGCGTATCTGAGCGGCGCGATCCGCGTCGGAGGCATAGAACCAGTCGAACCCTTCGCCGCCTTCGATGTTCGACTGCAGATAGGGCAGATCATAGATCGCGGGCCAGCCTGCGAGGGCGTCGAGATGCTGATCGCCGTCACGCCAATCCGACAGTGGCATATAGTTGTCGATGCCGACGAAGTCGGTGTTGGCATCTGCCCAGAGCGGATCGAGGTGAAAGAACAGATCGTTCGTACCATCTTGTGGCTGGTGGCCGAAATATTCCGACCAGTCGGCCGCATAGCTGATCTTGGTGCCTGCGCCCAAGATCGACCGGCAAGCCGCCGCGAGGCTTTGCAGGGCGGTGACGGCCGGATAGGTGCTGGCGCCGGATCGGATCTGGGTCAACCCGCGCAACTCGCTGCCGATCAGGAATGCATCGACACCACCGGCCGCCACACAGAGGTGCGCGTAGTGCAGCATCATCCGGCGCAGGCCCCAGTCGGAAGGCGATCCGGTCCAGGACACCGTCGTGCCCGACACCGCGAAATTGGCAGGCACTGCCGCCCCAAAGAACGCCGATACCTGACTGGACGCCGCCCCGGTCTTGTCGACCGTGCCAACAAACCCTGCGGCGGGCGAGCAAGTGATCCGGCCCCGCCAGGGGTATTTCGGCTGGCCCAGCGCCGCGGCGTTGTTCGAATAGGGGTTGGGCAGCGTGTTGGCCTCGGGCACATCCATCAGCAGGAACGGATAGAACGTCACCCGAAACCCGCGGGCTTTCAGTTCCTGAATAGCCTGCACCACGGAAAAGTCGCTCGGCGTTCCGCCATAGGCAGGGCTGCCACTGATTTGCGAGACGACATAGGCGGCGGAACGAGCCACCCCGTTTACCTGCCAGAGCTTCGGTGCAGTCACCTTGGTCGCGGTTTCCACGCCCGGCCTGATCTGACAACTGCCCGCCCGCAGGTCGGTGCCGAACCACGCCACCACGAGCGACACCGATTTGCAGTTTGGCGCCGTGGCTTCCAACTGATCGAGCGAGGTCAGGAAATCGCACTGCCCGCCGGTCGAATTCACGTTCTCGGGCAGCACTGCGCCGCCGCTTACCGCCCGGGTGATCGGTTCGGTGGCGTAGATGAACTCGCCCGAGGACGGGATCATGTTCACCGCCGTGAGAAGCTGCTCGGCGCTGTCGGGCTCCTCGCTGGGGCGATAGACCTCGAAGGAAAGCTGCGGCAGCCGGTTGCCGAACGTCGCCAAAGCGAGGTTTTCGAACACGATGTAGGCCGTGCCGCGATAGGCGGGGGCAAGGCCAGCGCCCATCGTCGCTTCGATGAACGGATCGGGCATCTGGGTTTCCGTGCCGCGGTGCAGCCGCCAGACAGCGCCGGGCACATCAAACGCGCTGCCATCGGCCCAGATGCGACCGATCCCACCAATCGGCCCGGTTGCAATTGCGACAGCGATGCTCGCGAAATAGCTGTACTCCTCGACCACCACGCCGCCACCGCCGCCTTTTCCGCCGCCGCCCTGGCGGGTTTCGGAATAAACTTCGCGGAAATCCGTGGCCCAGATGATGTTGCCACCGACCCGCATCCGGCCATAGACTCTCGGGATCACCGCGCCTTCAGTGGCGCTGGTGACACGCAATTCATCCAGCCGCGCGCCTTCCTGCCGCTGATCGGGCGTGAAGGACGAGATGATGCGAGAGTCGATCGCGGTGCCGATCAGCGAACCGAGGCCGCCGCCTATCACGGCACCCGAAAGACCAAGGAACGTGCCGCCAAAGCCTGCGCCCAGCGCCGAGCCGATGCCGCCGAGAAGGATTGCTGCCATGGTGGTTTACTCCGGATAGTGAAAAGCGAAGGCTGCTCTGCGCGCCCAAATCGGGCTCCATGGTTCTTCAATGACGCCCGCGCCCTCGTAGGCGTGGATCAGGCCGGTCTCGCTGCGGATGCCGCAATGCTTGGCGGGGGCGCCACGGGCCATGCGAAACAGGATCAGCGCCCCGGGCCCGGCCGCCGAGATCGGGATTTCCAATAGGAAGCGCCGCGCGGCCTCCGCCAGCACTTCCGCCCCGCCCGCCTCGCCCCAGTCGCGGGTGTAGGGCGGCGGGGTGACAGGTTCAGGCCCATGTAAGTCGCGCCAGACGCCGCGGGCAAGACCGAGGCAGTCGCAGCCCGCGCCCAATACGCTCGCCTGATGCACGTAAGGCGTGCCAAGCCAGACCCGTGCAGCGGCGACAACCCGGTCGGCAGATGCAAAGATCATAGCGGCTGCCCCGTGCTGCCATCGCCTTGCGTCGGATAGCGCACGATGGTGTCGTCGCCCGGGATTGAGGGGAAACCGCGGAAGTTCACGCCATTGCCGAATTTGGCACCGCAGGTCGCGAACTGCTTGTCGCATCCCGCCTGGATAAAAAACCCATCGCCCGGCGCGATCGCGCGCACCGGCGCTTCAATCAAAGTGATCTGGGCGACCCCGGCCGTGCTTGCATGGATCGACACTTCGGCCCGGCGCCCGGCATTGGCACCGCTGGTCCATTCCACCCGGCCGAGGGCAAACCAGCTCGCGGAGAAACCGCCAAGGCCCGCGGTCGTGAACGTCCGAAGCCGCAGTCACCGATCCGCTGCCCGAATAGCTGGGTGCCGCCAGATTGACCCCGCAGCGCGCATCGCCGAGTTCCGCGTCACAATAATACTGGTAGGTTCGCCCGACCGGTTGATTGAGTAAATGCGTCATCGACCGCACCTCGGCGACGAACACCTGCTTGCCGCGCCTGATCTGGCCGAGATTGCCGCGTCGCATGAGGACGCGCTGCACCACATCCTCCCAGTTGACCCGCCAGACCTCGATCGCCGCGTTGTCCCAGCGCCCGTCCAGAATGTCGGTCTCGGTGATCCGGTCGGAGCGCAATGCGCCTTCGGCATCCTGCCCGTCGACTGAGAAATCGGCACTGGCACGGATTTCAGAGGCTGCGAAACCAGTGTCGGGTTCATAGGCGGTGCCCACGATCAGCAAAGTGCGATCATGGTCGGTGAAACCGAACACTGCGCCATCGGCCCGTTCGATCCGCCAACACCACGCCAGCGTGGTGGTGCCGTCATCCAAATGGACCTGCAGGCCTGCTGGGAGAAGTTTCATCGGCGCACCTCAATCAAGGGAATGGATGTGATCGAGCCCAGCCGCTCGAAATCGAGGGTGACGTCCAGCGTGTCGGTGTCGAAGCGCACCGGCACGTCGAATTCGAAACCGGCCGTGATCGCGATGCCGGGGGCAGGGGCCGCAGCGAAGGTCACGACGCCGGTGGTGGTATTGACCGTCCAGCCGGTGATTTGGGGCACCCCGTTCAGCGCAAGGGCGATAGTTCCGGCCACGGGTTTGGTGATTGTCCGGGGCCAGGATTGCGCCCCGCTGGTGTAGCGTTTCACCAGCTGGAATGTGGTCGCGGCACCCGTGCCGGTGCCGATGCTTTGGTCGGTCTCAGCGGGGCTGGCGGACGGCAGGCCGGACTTGTAATCGGCCCAGTCTTTCCACCGAAACCCGTAGAGCCGCCCACGCCGCGCCTCAAAAAACGCTGTGACGGCTGCAAGATCGTCGGCTTTGCGAATGCCATAAGAGGCATCATAGCGCCGCCGCGAGTCTGCCCAGGAGCCATTCCGCTCCTCATCGCCGCTCGCCATTTCGACAATCTGGGTGCGCCGTTCCGGCCCGCCTCGCGCGCCGCGGCTGATGTTGTCGGGAAATCTGACCTCGTGAAACGCCATCACATGCCCCTCCGCCCGGCAGACACTGCACGGGCAATGTCGGCCGCCACCTGCGTGCGCGATTGCCGGAAGCTTTCGGCATCGCGGGACATGATGGTCACCGAGATATTCGGCGCGGTGCCTTGCGCCTGCCCATAACCGGCAGCTTCCCGGCGCGACAGAACCCGTTCGCCCCTTTGCAGGATCGCGGGCACCTCGTCTGGTTTCAGCCCGGCCCAACCGCCGGAATGCATGCGCGGTGCCCCGGCGAAGGTCTTTGCTGGCACCATGCGACCTGATCCCGCTGCACCGACCGTGCCGCCGGAATGCAGGATATCGGCAAAGAGACCGCCTGCGCCGCCCAGCGCGCCCGACAGGGCATTTGCGATGGGGCCGAGTATGAAACGTCGGGCGGCCAGTTTCGCCAGATCGGCGATCATCGAGGTGACAAGGCTGCGGAAGTCGAGCTTGCCGGTTTTGACAAATTCGGCCACGGCATTTTCCGCGCTCTGGAACGCTCCCACCAGAGTTTGGCCGATATCACCGCCGATGTCGTGCGCCTTGGCGGCATAGTCGGCGAGTGTGGCAACCGCCGCCGCCCAGCCGGTTTTTGCTGCCTCTGCGCCGTCGGCAGCCGCTGCACCGGCGCCTCCCGCTGCCCGCCCGGCCGCTGTTATGGACTCGTCAAACGAGTCGGCAGCATCGGCAGCATCTTCAAGTGCTGCTTCCCCTTCGGTGCCTGCACCGGCGACCGCAGCCTGCAACGCCTGCCAGCTGGCAAGTGGCGCGAGCGCCCCAGTCGCAAGATCACTGGCCGCTGTGCGGTAGGTGTTGGCCGAGGTCAGGGCTTCGCGGGCGATATCGTTCAGCCCTAAGTCCGGCACTGCGAGCGGGTTGTCCTCGAAGGCCCGGTCGAACGCATCTTTCGCCGCCGTTCCTGCTTGCGTGGCCGCCCCGGCAAAGCGGTTCTCGATCTCGCCAAGGTCCAGATCGCCCAGAAGCGTGATCCTGCGTTCCGAGCCCAGCGCTTCCAGCCCGGAATTGACCCCTTCAATGAAGCCGTTGATCCGCGCGACCACGCCGTTCAGCATGCTTTCGACGCCTTCGATCAGGCTGTTGGCTGCTTGGAAGGCCAGATCGCCGATAGCGGCGGGCAACAGGCCCCAGATCGCTTTGATGGCCTCAAATGCGCCCTCGAAGGTGTTGGCGGCGGTATTGCCGAAGCCCACCACGCTCTCGATCGCACTTTGCATGCCACTGGCGGCATCAGCCTTGATGTCGAAAAACATCGCACTGGCGGCAGCGCCCGCCGCCGTGGCGCCCATTTTGATCCGTTCCCAGGCCTCGACCACGACGTCCTTCAGCAGACCCATCGCGTTGCCAAAGCCGCCTGCGCTGGAGACCAGTTGCGTGAACTGGAACACCAACTCACCCGCGCCAACGATAAGCGCGCCGATGCCGGTCCGGATCAGTGCCCCGCGCAGGATGACAAGACCGGTTGCGAGGCCTCGCACCGACAGGGCAGCCGCCGCGAGCCCGGCGACCCAGCGCCCGGCCATCAGGGCGGCGAAGGTGGCGGCGTAGGTCGTTAGCCGCCCGAGGTTGTCGAAGAGCGCCGTGATCGCGATGCCGATCGGCCCGGTGCTGCGCGCCATGTCCGCTAGGGCGTTGGCCACTACCTCCAAGGCCGGGGCGACGGCAGCCGTGAGGCGGTTTGTCAGGCCGAGCCAGATCAGGCCAAGCTTTGCGATCGCATCGCCGGTGCGTTCGATCTGCGCCGCATCCGTGTCGCTAACCGCCACCCCGAAATCCCGCATATCCTGCGCCGCTTCGCGCAGGGTCGCCGGATCGATGCGCAGAAAGGCCAGTGCCGCCCGATCGCCGAAGAGATCGGAGGCGACGGCGGCGCGTTCGGCCTCGGGCACAAAACGCGCCAGCGCCTCCTGAATGGCGACGATACGCTGATCCAGCGGCATGGCTTGCAATTTGGCCGCGGTCAGGTTCAACCGCTGCAAGGCGCCGACTGCTGATCCTGATCCAGCTGCCGCTTCCGACAGCCGGGTCGTCAGTTTCTTTGTGGCCTGTTCGATTTCGCCCATCGAAACCCCGGCCAATTCCCCGGCCCATGTCAGCACCTGCAGGCTTTCGACGGTGGTTTTGAGCGAGGCGGCCATATCGGCCTGTGCGCCGATGGTCTCCAACCCTGATCGGATCATCGCCACACCAGCAGCGGCGGCCGCAGCGGTCACCGCCGCCAATGCGATCCCGGCTTTTCGAGCAAAGCCGACAAGCCGGGTGTTTGCCATTTCCATTTCCGACGACAGACGGCCGAAGCCACGGGCCCCGGCATCGCCGATGCCTTCCAGCTCGGCGCGCACCTGCCGTCCGCCGACCGCCGACAGGCGGACGCTGACCTTTTTCTCAGCCATGGTTCTCTCCGATTTGTTCGTTCAGCTTGCGCACCATCACCGCCTCGATCTCAGGCAGCAGTTCGGCGGTGATCAGAGCGTCGATGCCCAACGCCTGAGACAGAGCGAGGGCCGCGCCCATGTCCCAGCCGAGCACAGCGCTCGGGATCACCCGCAGCTGGCCGCCAAGGCGGCCGACCAGATCCCAGACCTGCCAGCCGTCCTGCGTGTGCGGGCGGTTCAGTCTTGCGGGGCAGTCCGGGCACGGGCCCGCGCAGGCGGCGCAATATCGTTCACCCCCGCCGAAGGACCACTCGGCGAGGGCGCGGAGACGTTTTTTTCCGCGTCCAGGATCAGGCCCTTTGCGACATAGCCGGTCTGGAAGGCTTCAAAGACCGGCCAGATTTCCAGCAGGGCGTCGATGCCCTCGGGGGTAACGGCGACGACGTTTCCATCTTCATCGCCAACGCCCTCCCAGTCCAGAATAGCCCGGCGGGCGACGGCTTTCGCCATGGCCAGGGCGAGTTCCTCGGTTGTCGCGGTTTCCGGCAGGCTTTCGATGGCAATGTCCGCTCTGGCGGAAACCATCAAGGCGGTGGTCAGCGGACCGACGAGCAGGCGCAGTCCGGGGGCGAGGTCAAGCCACTGCGGGGTGGCGGTCAGATTCAGTCGGATCATGATCAGTATCCTGCGAGTGTGTTGACGAGAACGGCGGTGCACATGCGGGCGGGGCTGGTGGCTTTGGCGGCCTGCCAGTCAAAGCTGGCCTGCACGCCCTGCGGCCCGGCGATTTCGATCCGGGGGATCGGCAGATAGACGGCGTGCGCGGTGAAGGTGAAACTCGCGTTCGCCCCGAGGCTGTAGCTGAACTCCAGCTCGCAAGGCGTGCCGTCGATCGCCTGAGTGACTAGCGTGCTGTCGGCAAATCGCACTTCGATGCGACCGGACAGCGCGGCCTTGGTCGGGTCAGCCCCATCGATGCGGCCATCGCCGCGGATGGTCTCGATCCGGTCGAGGTTGTTGGAATAGGTGATCTCGGCCGAGACCAGATTGCCCAGCACAGTGGCGTTGCGCTTTACCGTGCCGTTGAAGTGGCCGAAGCGCTGCAGGCCCAGCGCCGTGGGTGTCCCTACGGCTGTCGTGGCGGCGATGGTCTCGCCTTGCGCAACGAGGCGGGCGGTAGCGGTCAACAGACCCGACCGCTGCATTTGCCAGGAAAGCTGATCCAGCACGCAGCCGGAATACATCGCAAAGCGCGGCACTTCTGGCATGGCGACCTCAACGGCCATGCTGGGCAGGGTCCAGTTGCCTGACTGAAAGGTGTGGGTCTTCGGCGTGGTGCCAGCGGTGGAGGGCTGACCGAACGCCGCCTTCAGCCAGAACCCAAAGGCCTCCACGTCAATCGGGATCACCACCTCGCCATCGACCGTGACCGCGTCCTTGATCGGGGCCAAGGGATCGCGGCCATAGCCCAGCAGTTCGGATTCTAGGAGCGGCTGCTCCGAGCCGAGCGTCGCCCGGGCGAAGGGCATCAGTCGGAAGCCGCTCACCGGCGGTGTCCCGTAAACCGTCTCAAACGCAAGCGCCATCTGCGCCCGCGCGCCTTGCGCACGTGCCATCGGGATTTCCTTTTATTTTTCGGGGATTGGTTAGGTCTTGGGTGCAGCGTCCTAAGCGTCTATGCATTCAGCAGAAGACAGCTTCGGGTAGGGTGATGATGGAAGATGCAACGTCCGGATTTCTAGGCATTATCCTTGCACTGTTTGCCCTATACCTCGTCGTCTGGTTCTATATTCTTCTGCCCGCCCGGATGGCTGAGAGCCGTGGTCGCAGTGTGATCGGCTGGGTTTTGCTGAGCTTGATCTTTTCGCCAATACTTGCGTGCCTTCTGCTCTGGCTCCTGGGCGACGATCCGAAACGTGGTGGTGCACGTTCGTGATCCTCCGACGCTACCCGAGAGGGTCTGCAGTGGAATAATGCAGCACCACGGTGATAACTCCCGCCTTTAGGCTCACCGCGCCTTCGACCGGTAAATCGACTGAGGCCGGTGCTTCCGCCTCGAGCCAGTCGCAAATCCCGCCAAGGGTACGGTCGCTGGCAAGTGCGGTGCCGATCGCCGCGATCAGCGTATCGAAAGCCGTGGCGCGATCATTCGCGCCTTGGATAATCACCTCCAACTCCGCCCGATGCTGGAAGTGGTAGCGCAGCGGCGACAGCGTGACTTCCGGCTCGCCCGGCTGGCCGTCGCGCAGGATGATCAGTCCCGCGGGCGGGATGCGTTCGGGCAGGACTTCGTCCCGCATTACTGTGGCTGCAAGCGGCTGCAGCCGCGCGTGCAGCGCGGTGAGGATGGTTTCGCGTGTGGTGGACATTTCTTACCTCAGGCATCGGAGTGCAGGATAACGCACCGCGCAGAACCCTGCGTCCGGGAGACATGAAACCTTGACCCCGAGCGTGCATAGGACGAAAAGTATCTTGCTCGGCTAGAATCATCTCGGATCAAGTTATTCCTTGAATTGATTGAATCTTGATCGCGTAGACCGCAGTTTTTCATTGAAGGGGTTCAATGTGTTTGGGATTTTTAAAAAGAAATCTGCGAAACAAACCGGCGCCGAAATGGCTGAGCAGGGTTTAGTACAGATTGCTTCCGCAGTAAAGAATGGCAGCATAAGCTTGGAGCAAGGGCGTATACACAAAGACATCTACGTCCACGCTGATAGCCCGAATGGCACGCCACGGATCAGCTATGTAATTTTTTCACCTTCGGACAGAACTAAAGTGATCGCGCGATGTGTTGTGCTGGTCGATAGGGCTATCGGAAGCGCTCCTGTGTGGCAGATTGACTGGGCAGTAGACAAGCTTGAAAGAGGCAGGGGGTTGGGTCGGAGCATTGCAGAAAAGTCTTTGGCGGAATTTAACTCGGGCATCAAAGGAAAATTCAAAGAAGGGTATTTCATAGAAGCTGTAGTTGACTTGACTAACAGCCCTTCAAATAAAATCGCAGAGCGACTTATCGGCGGTAGGAAGGGAGTCAAAGACTCATCGTCAGGCGCGACTGCGAATAACTATATAAAGAAATTCGCAGGCTGACAGGCGCAGAGAAAGCGATTATCTTTTGCCTACTGTGCGTGAAATCCAATTTGCCACGATCAGCCCCGGCAGCCGCGCCTCTGCCTCTCGCGCCGTACCGTCCAGGCTCAGCCGTTTCGGCAGCTTCACCTGCGGCACGAGAATGAAGATCGGCACGGTCGCAACCCCACGGCCGGTTTTAGATTTTGACACAACTGCCCGGCCCTTGGAATTCAGCCGGGTTTCCGCCACCAGCAGGCTGGGCTGCCCGCGCCGATAGATGAAGCGGAGCCGCTGGCCGGTGCGCTGTTCCCAGCCGCCCGGGGTGATCCGCTTGTTGCCGACCCCTTTCTTGCCAGCGGCTGCGGTCGGGATCGCCAGCCAGAAGCCGTTCTTCGCGCGGATCAGGGCGCCGCGATCGAAGGCGTCGACCACTTTGGAGGCGTTGGAATAGACCACTGCCGCCGCGCGGATCGAGGCGCCGCTGGTTGGGTAGAGCTTCTTGCGGATCGAATTGGCGAGGCCTAGGCCCAGCGCTGCGCCGGTGATCTGACCGCGCCAGGCGGTCTGCAATCCGCTGGCGGCCTCCGAAACCCCGGCAGTCACGGCGCGCTCGGCCGCCTCCAACTCCTGCTTCATCATGGCCCGGATATCGCCCTGAATGTCGGCAAGAAGTTTCACAACGCCCGCGCCTCGGCCCGCCAGACCAACCGGTTGGTGTCGCGGGTTGGGGTGCCTTGCACCTCATGCAACTGCCCCGCGATTTCGACCGTGTCGCCCGCCGACAGCGCCGGGGCGTCGGCGAGGCGAATGTTCAACAGCACGGTATCGACCACAAACCGCCCCTCGCCGAAACTGGCGAACTGGTCCGGCATCGCCCGGATAACCCGGATCGGTTGTGCCGGACCGCTGCCACTGAGGCGCAGCAGCGCATCAACGGCAAGGTTCTGATCCGCGAAGAGCGAGTCCGCTGCCAGATCGAAGGCGGTCAATTGGCGCAGGCCGCGGTCAGGCGCACCCGGCCAACGATCTCACCCGCCCCAGCACCGACCGCCAGCACGGCGACGCCCACCAGCTTGTTGGTGGCCACCACGTTTGTCACCCGCGATGTGGCGACATCCCAATAAATCAGCTGGCCGACCGTCCAGGCTTGCGAGGCGGTCTTGGTCAGATCGTAAATGCCGTTCATCACAAGTACCAGTGGCTCGCCGATCGCGGCGGCGTTTTCGGCGATGCCGAAGAGCGAGCCGATGAGCACCGGTTGCCCGGAGGTGGTGACCGCCGCAGCGGTCAGGGTGACGCGGTTGCCCACGCCGATGAAGTTTTTCATCAGAGGTCTCCTGAGATTTGAGGGGTGATGGGAAGGATCAGACGCCCGCGTTGCGGTAGAGCCCGCGCCAGTCGATGGCTTTGGAGGCGAAGTCGTGGCGTGCCTTGATCTCCATGCCATCGACCTCGAAGCCCATGCGGGTTTCGGTGTAAACGCCGTTGCTGCCGTCGAGATAGGCGTACTCCACCGTGTCGATCCGGTTCGGATCGGCGGCCAAGAACCATGGATCGGCCCCGGCCGCCGGGATCAGGCGGGGCTCTTCGATTGGCTCCAACCGTCCGGCGAAGGCGTTCACGCCTGCGACGGCATTCGGGGTGGTGGCGGTGACGTTCTTGCGCGCCTCCACCGACCGGCTGCCGGGCGGGGTGATCAGATAGCGGGGTTGGACCGAAATCTGCCGCGCCTCCAGCCCGCGCTGGTTGCCGAACAGGCGATAGGCCTCGGCCAAAGTGGTTTCAGAAATCGCCCCGGCCGTGCCGAGATTGCCGTGGCCTGCGTTGAACAGCGCGACGCCGTCGCCCATCAGCGGGTTGGAGGTCAAGATCGAATAGACCAGATCGGATTCGAGATCGGCCGCCGAGGCGCCGAAGGCCGAAGGGATG